TTATACCTTGCAGCAGACTCTTCCGGAGTCTCAGATGCTAACTCGGCAGGAGTCTTATTAAGCATATCAGACAACGAGGGAGATTCTGACTTTTTAGGAGTTGGAGTCATTACAAGCCCTTCTGTTGTAAATAAAGAACAGGGTGGTCGCAATTTCTACAACTACGACCACACCCATTCTCACCTGTCGTGCGTTTCCTTATTACTACACATACATCCATCAACAGGATTCCAAGAATAGCAAATAGAAGACACGCCTGCTTTGTGCTTACAAGGATGATTAAAAAAGCCTTCTTGTTCACAACCGCAACGATCTGGATTATGCCAATAAGGAACGGACTTTCTACATTCGTCACAAACTAGATAAGGATTAGCGAACCCCACAAGTACATGAGTTCTAGTATGCGTCCTGGTAATAGCCATTTAGTGATTAATCTTTTCCGCATAAATAGTAACAGCAGCAGTATCTGAAGCCCCTGTGGCTAATCTTAACGCAACATTAATACCCGATGTATAATTAGTAATATCTACAACAAATGGTCCAAAACTAACAGTATCACCAGCCCCTCCTGCTATAACAAGAGCAGGAGTCATGGGACTTGTAAATTTCAAACCATCTGCAAGACTATGTCTTCCATGCCCCCATACCTTATATCTACCAGGTCCAGGGGCATTTATAAGAGCAACAAGTGTATCTGCAGCTTGACTATTCCCTAAAACTCCTGATGCAAATAGAGTAATATCTTGACGCATAATTATGCCTCAGTAATGCTAGTCATAAGTCCGTGAGAATTACGACGGTGAGTACCAAGCTGGCAGTACTTGAAAAGACGAGCACGATATGCATCATACTCACCTGAAGAATCAATAAGACGCTGCCAATTAGATCCATCACGATTCATGAAAGACCAATCACCAGCCTGATAAAGTTTAATTTCCTTTTCATTCATAAAGTAAAGACGACCGGGCTGGCAATCAAAATCAGCAACAATCGGAATCTCACCATAGTCCGTAGTAAAAGCAATACCTTTGAAACCACCGGTAAATTCAGTAGTATTTACATAACGTCGCTGCTGTTCAAGAAGATTAGCATAAGCACGACGAACACCTAAAGAACAAAAACCAACAGTAGTAGTACCACCACGAGTACGAATCTTATCAACAAGATTAATCATTCGACCTTCAGAAATAGCACCTGCGGTCGAATCCATATTACCAGTCCACACAGAATGCGTAATATTATAAAGAGCACCGCCACCAGTACCAAGAGCATTAGTATCGGTAATACCAGCAACCATCTGCTGAAAACCGACAGTTTCTTTACCCCTAGAACCGGTACGTGTAATAAAGTCACCAACTGCTACTGCGGTAACAGCTGTTCCAAATGTAATAGTATAAACACCAGCAGATTCAGTAATGTCAGTAATTTCAACATTAGCATTATTTAGAACAGGCGTAGTATTGGTATCAGTAGCATCATAGACATCAACAAACATACCAATTTCAGCATACATAATTGCATTAGCAGCAGTAACTAAAGTAGTCGTGGTACCAGAAGCTGCAACTGCCAAAATACCAGTAGTAGTACCATAAGTTTGGCGGTTAGTGTCTTTCTTAAGACCCTCCCGCATTCCTTCCATTTCCTGATCTAAAACACTCGCAAAAGCCTGAGCATTACTCTCAGCTAATTCAAAAGTCTGACCAGAAAGCTGAATAGCACCATAAAGATAAGCAAGCTTCAACTGCGAAGAACGGTAATCCTGAGTCTTCGGATTAGGAAGTGCTTCCATTTCATTACGAGCACCAATACCATGATTACGCTTAACTCGCACAGCAAACCGAACATACTTACCACCGATAGCGTCAGATTCAACACCTTCGGAAGTCTTCTGAATACGAGAAAGAGTAACAATCTGAGACTGAAGCTGATCCCTAACCCGAGGCTCATACACCTCTTTAAGAATGTTATCAGCAGTTGTCATCGTGGTAGTAATAGCTACTGCCCTCCAAATAAAAGTACTTACAGATAAAAATTATAAATTAAACGATGGCAACTGCGTTGAGGATATACCTCAGTAGTACTTATGGCTTCTTCTGCTCTAGCATTGCATGTTGCATCATCTGAGCAACTAGATTCTTAGTACCCATATTATCCAACTGCGTAACATCCAACTTACGTTGGGGAACTACTCCCCCACCACCAATAACCATCGGAGAAGGACGTGTCTTCCGAAGTTCAGAAATTTTATTAGCATATTCTTGAAAAGCTTGTTCGGCAGTCATTTCCTTATGTACCATGCGCATAAGAATTTCTTCTTCATCAAAATCACCGTATTTACTTCTTAAACTACTCAACTCTTTTTCAAGTGCAGCTTCTTGCTCCGCAAGTTGCTGTTCCTGAGTAGTCTGATGACGCTGAGCCAATGCAATTTGAGCAAGAGTATCAATTTGCTGCTGCATTGTCTGGATACGAGGATCTTCCTCCATTTCTTTTTCCAAAGTCTTTACAGCAGCTTTTGCTTCCTGTGGCGTAAGTCCTAAATGCTGTCCAATAGCATCATAAATTTCACGAGGCTTATTTTCAATAAGGGAAAAAACACCAAGAGCAGTGCTGATATGATCAGGAGTAATTCCAGACCTATGAAAGTCTTCGTAACTCTTGAGAGGTTCGTAAGCAGAAATACGCTCTTTAATCCTAGGAGCTAATTCAGCTCGTTTATCTTCGGGAAGTGCACCGACAATATCGTTCCACTCTGATCCTAAACCATCAAAAAGTGGCATATCTCCCGGAGGAGTGGGCTGTCCCATTTATTTTCCTGCCTTCAACTTCTGTAGCCTACGCCGAATAGCCATTTTCTTTTTATCTTCAGCACTCATATCTGTAATAGACTGTTGTTTAGGAGCTATACTTCTATAATCATTAGTCTCAGATTCTCGATCATCAGGAGTACTATCGTTATTTTTGTAGTAATCAGTATATCCTATTGCCCGACCTTTACCATAGGCCATTATAGAGAACCTGGATCATCAGAAATTCGTAACTGATAGTCTTTATCATTCTCAGTCAACCTAGCAACGTAAGCAGCAGAAAAACCTAATTCAACAAGTCGTCGATCTTTTTCACCAGTACTGTACACATTAGAGTATCCAACCAGTTTCATAGTATCTCCAGAAACTGGAGCCACAGCTGCAGCAGGAGTAAATGTAACCGTTGTACTTCCTGCAACAGCAACAGCCGTAACTCTAAAAACTGTTTCTTCTTTTAAAGTTCCAGTAGTTACGTTAAAGAGTTTAAATTCTTCTCCGATACGTACAACATTTGTAGGAGTTGCAGGAGCAGCATTAGCACCCACAATTGTAGTAGTTGTACCTGTAGCATTTGCAGTAAAAATTACTGGTCCAGCAACTACACGAGATTCAAAATCATCTCTAAATTTACGTCGTTTATCTACATATCCAGCAGGCATAACACTGCCGATTTGATGTGTCACTACATCATTCCTTCCTGTGAGGACTCTCCTTCTAATTCAGGCATAGGTACCGGACCTGTACTTCCTCCCTCTCCTTCTTCCATTTCATCCATAGCTGCTTCTTCATCTTCAGGAGCAGGAGCATTAGGATTACTAGGATCTAAACCAGTCAAGGGGTGTACCATCATTCCGGCTAAAGCTTCTTGATGCTGTCTAACATGTTCTTCAAAAAGTGCTTTTGTTGTTGGTGAGGCATTTTCAAAACTCTGACTCTTCCGATAATTATTGTGCACTTCAATATGTAACTGATGATTATCATAAGTATGGACAGGAATGAGCAGAGGGGGTTCTAGGTTCAGACCAGAATCGATATCCTTTTTAATTTCAGAAGGTTGACTATTTATCCACATTTCTGTATGTTCTTTAACATCCTGATCTGTAATGACTCGCATCTTAAGATTTTCACGTTGTGCCTGTCGTTTATCGATTTGAATTTCTTCATAAAGCCTATTAAGTCCACCAACCTCCATAAGTTCAAGACCCTTATCTGGAGGAATGAAACCCATCTTCATAAGATCCATAATAAATGCTTGTTTAGCTGCTCTAGAAGTAGGTAGTGCACTTCCAGATTCAACTCTAATATCAGCATTACCCCTCAGATCTGCACCTTTAAATGTTTGAACATCAAAAGTACCTTCAATACCCACAATTTTAATTGTTCGAGGCTCATCCCAATACATCTTAACATAATTAAGAGATTGTCCTGCAACTTTTTCGATAGCCTCTTCAATTGAAGTATAGTGATTAGCAATAAGACTTTCATCTTGTTCTTGCAAAAAGCTAATAGCAGTAGCAGCTGTTACTCCCGGAGGAGTACTGCCATTACTAACTTCATGCTGCCCACTTAAATCTGAAATATCTGTATATAAACGGTCAATCTCTTGTGTAACATAACTAGGAATATTCTGTAAAGGCAGCGGCTGTGGCGGATCAAATCCAAGAGCATATTGAATAACTTGACCTGGTTCAGTTGTAATAGCTCTAGGTTCAACAGCACCTTTTTGAGCCACTAACTGTGGCTTACTCATTCTATTCTTTGATTCAATTAATTGACTACGTGACCGATTAAGTTCCTTTTGTAACGGTATCAAATCTTCAATAATAGATGCAGTATAAAATTTTCCTGTAGGAATAGAATCTAATTTAGCAATAGGATACTGCCCATGATCATAAGGCCAGCTATCCATACCTTGTACTAATTTATTAGCAGCAACAGTAAACATACCACCATTAGGTAATTCAGGAAGATAACCTGGCTTAACCCAAATTTCAAGAATAATAGATTGATCTTTTTTACTGTTATTACGACTAACACCCATTACAGTCTGCAAACCTTCATCTACAGACTCTAATTTATTACTATCTCCATCAATTCCTAAATTCTGTCTAATCCACGAATTATTTCTAACTTGTGCATGAATAAAATAAGGTTGATCTTCAATCTCAGGACACATTAAATCTGGAACAAAAATGTGAAAAGGAGTCACACTATGAATGCAGATATCTCCAGGCATATCTGAATCTGGATCAATCTTGGTAGAATCCCAGTATGTTTTAATAAATCCCGTACCTGCTACTGCTTGCCAAAAAACCGCATCTCTTAATGTTTTATTAAATTTCAATCTTCGCCACAGGGAATCCCAAATCTGCTCTCCTGCTTGCGCAGCAAATACATCAGCATCTTCGGTTGAAGAGGGCACTACAAATGCATTGGGCTTCTGAGCTGTCAAACGAGCAATTTCTTTACGGATGGTTCGACGAATTTGATTGATTACAATTCTAACCTTATAGTAGGGAGCATTGGGAACATAAAGATCAAAAGGTCCTCCACTTTGAGTCTGTCTAAATTGCACATACTGATTACCAGACAAGAAAGCATAATTTAAATACCATTGCCGTTCCTGCATAGTTCTATCATTTTGACACTGATGAAACCATTGCATCCCGATAGCAGCTAATCTATCACGCTGCTTATCCGCATCTCTACTTTCTTCTGTAAAGAACCCTGTACTAGTCAAACCCATAGGATTGTCAGGATATGTCATTGTAACCCTGCACTAAAACCAAAATCAGTCATAGAATACTGTTTAATCTCTTCATCGGTCAATACGCGTATATGATTAGGATTAGTATCTAATTTTTCAAGTCGTTCAGCTTCCGTTTCATCATCCCGAGAAATATATTCAGAATCAGGAATCGGATTCGAGGAGGCTTGCAAGGCTAGGAAGGTTTTCAGATCCGGAGCTTGAAGTCGGTTTAGTAGCTCGCTGATGTGTTTTTGTTGCTTCTCTGTTAACTCTAGTAGATCCTTCGTCATTGGGTTTTGTCGTGTCAGTGCCCACATCAGCGCTAGCACTAACGCCAGAATTACTCCTAAGAGAATATAAATTAGCATAATACTTTTCAAACTCCTCAAAGAGTCTTACCGTATTGTTGTGTAAATCTACCCCCTGCTCTCGCAGAATTTGAATTGAGATAATCTCAGCTAGCGCATTCTGTAATTTGGTCTGTAATTCTTCAAACAATCCCATATTAAGAGCAATATCTTTTAAGCAAATGCCACAAATAAAAACGATTCCATACCAATCAACTTCTAAACCAAAATCAATATACTTTCGTCCATCATTCTTAGCTGATCCGCAGTTGGCGCATTTCCCAGGCTTTAAATCTGGAACAGCTAAAATGCGATATTTACTCATTCGTAACATCTCCAAATAATCAGGATCATACTCTGTTGGCAATCTGCCATACTTCTGGACAAACATGTCAAAGATACTAGTATCTTTCACGGAATTTCTCCAAAAGCTAAATCTGATCTATTTGATTGATAAAATCCTGCATCCACTTCCCAAGGGAAGTCTTTTCTATTAATTAATGTCTGACTTATACCCTGGGTGATTCCCTTATCTTCGGGACCCAGATAAGGCATTAAATTAAAGAAATAACCACATCCATCCATAGCATGGTCATTCTTCTTATTAGGTTCTTCTCTAACATTATTTCGATCAGCAATTTTTGGTGAATTGTAGATTTTAAAAGCATAACCTTTAGCTTCTTTAATAGTGTTGATACAATCCTCAGTTATATGCCACATATCATATTTTAAGTATTCATTCATTTTATTAATACGAGCAGTGACATCCTTCTTACCTTGCATAAGAGGAATGCCTAAACGCCTATACTCAGATAGAGCAGAAGTCCCAGTAATCGCATTTTTCTGACTCATTGAAGGATCACCAATATAGAGCTGTGGCTCTCTTCCAATCTCTGCATTAATCTGCTTGATTCTATTTACATGTTGACTAATAACCCATTTGTTTTTATAGTGTTCTCTAAAAGTAACTACTTGTTTCTTAGGCGATACTGCGTGCCAATTAATAGCAGTAGGAGC